CGAGGTTGCTGTTGTCAATCCTGAAGCAGTGTCGATCTCCACAGATGATGGCGGCATCATTATTGACTTTGATCCCAGTTCTGGAGAGGTCGGCGGGGGTGGCGATTTTGATTCCAATTTGGCCGAACACATGGAAGACGCTGTATTGCAGCGTCTGGCTTCCCAGTTAAACGGAGAATTTGAGAGCGACCGCACCTCCCGCTCCGATTGGGCGAGGGCCTATACCAGGGGACTTGACCTTCTGGGCTTGAAGACGGACGACAGGACCACCCCATGGCCAGGGGCGTGTGGCGTTTATCATCCGATACTGACGGAGGCTGTGGTCCGTTTCCAGTCTCAGGCAATCATGGAGTTGTTCCCCGCTTCCGGTCCTGTGAAAACTAAGATTATTGGCGATATAACGGACCAGAAAGAAGAGCAGGCGCTGCGTATCCAGCAGCACATGAACTATCTTCTGACTGAGAAGATGACGGAGTTCAGGCCTGAAACAGAGCAGATGCTGTTCTCTCTTGCGCTGGCAGGTTCGTCCTTCAAGAAGGTTTATTACGATCCGAACATGGGCCGTGTCTGTTCCCACTTCATTCCGGCGGAAGACTTTGTTGTCTCTTATGGCGCTTCCGATCTTCTGACGGCTTCCCGATATACCCATATGATGCGGAAAAGTCATAATGATATCCGTAAGTTACAGGTTGCTGGCCTGTACCGCGATATCGAACTGTCGGCAAATGCGCCGGATTATTCAGACATTCAGGAGAAGTACGACGAGCTTGAGGGGGAAAACCCCACTTACGAGCATGATGATCGTTATGTCTTGCTGGAGACGCATGTTGATCTCGACCTTGAGGGGTACGAGGATGTTGACGATGACGGCGACGAGACGGGTATTGCTCTGCCCTATGTCGTGACGTTTGTTAAGGGCAGCGGTTCAATTCTCTCCATACGGCGGAATTGGTATGAAGACGATGCGCTGCGCATGAAGCGGCTGCATTTTGTGCATTATCAGTATATGCCCGGTCTAGGGTTCTACGGGTTTGGTCTGATCCATTTGATTGGCGGTATCGCCAAGTCGGCAACGTCACTTCTCAGGCAGCTTGTAGACGCCGGTACGCTGTCGAACCTACCGGGCGGCTTGAAGTCGAGGGGCCTGCGGATCAAGGGCGATGACTCTCCGATCATGCCGGGCGAGTTCAGGGATGTCGATGTCCCTGGCGGTGCCATCAAAGACAACATAACCTTCCTTCCTTACAAGGAACCCAGCGCCGTCCTGCATTCTCTGCTTGGAGAAATCGTTGACGAAGGCAGGCGCTTTGCTTCGATCACTGATTTGAAGCTGGCCGATATGAAGCAGGATGCCCCGGTGGGGACCACTCTTGCTCTTATTGAGCGGTCAATGAAAGTTATGTCCGCCATTCAGGCAAGGCTCCATGACGCGATGCGTAAGGAGTTTGTCCTTATTGCTGGCATTGTCCGCGACTATGCGGAGGACGAGTATGAATATGAGCCTGATGACAAGAATGCCATAAAGAGCAACGACTTCGACGGCAGGGTGGATATCATTCCTGTATCCGATCCGAATGCTGCGACCATGAGCCAGAGGATCATGCAGTATCAGGCCGCTCTCCAGCTATCTCAGTCTGCTCCCCAGATGTATGATTTGCCAGAACTGCATCGCCAGATGCTGGATGTTCTGGGCATACAGGATGCAGAGAAGATTATTCCTCTTAGTGAGGAGATGAAGCCGCGTGATCCGGTTAGTGAGAATATGGATGTTCTCAACAGCAAGCCTCTGAAGGCGTTTATACGTCAGGACCATGAGGCTCATATCCAGGTACATATGGCGGCTATACAGGACCCGAAGATACAGCAGCTTGTTTCCCAGAGTCCTATGGCTTCAACTATTGCTGCTGCAATGTCTGCTCATATACAGGAGCATCTTGGCTTTCAGTATCGCAAGGAGATCGAAAAGCAGCTTGGGATGGAGTTGCCTCCTCCGAACGAGCCGTTGCCTGAAGACATTGAGATCAAGTTGTCCAAACTTGTTGCAGAAGCGGCGGAGCGGTTATTTAACAAAAATATTTCGGAGGCCCAGCAGCAGGAGGCCGAGAAGAGGGCGCAAGACCCGATGTTCCAGTTGCAACAGAAAGAGCTTGATCTTCGTCGGGCCGATATTCAGAGAAAGGCCGAGACTGACAAGGCCAGAATACTTTTCAATGCAGAGAAGGAGCGTTCTTCTCAAGAGCTAGAGCGGGATAAGATGGCGCAGAACGCAGAGCTTGAGAGCGTTAGGCTGGGCATCCAGTTGGCCAAGGCCCAGGAGGATGTGTCTCTGAAGGTCTCCGAAGTAGAGGAAAGGGCGGTTATGGATAAGGCCCGACTTTCGACAGAGGTGGCAAAGGCTCTTCTGGATGACGACATAAAAAGAAACAGGAAGGTTTAATATTGCTTGATCAATCTATATTTTCGTCCTATCGAAAGGTGTTGCGGAATTTATTGAACGAGCGTGCCGATGATCTTGCGATGGGAGGCGCTGCCTCGTTCGATGAATACCAGAAGATGGTTGGTGTTATAGAAGGGATCGCGCTTGCAGAAAGAGAGCTTCTTGACCTGATTGAAAAGCAGAGGAAGGCCGAAGACGGATCGGGATAAGAGATTAATGTTTCACATGAAACATCAAGGCAGATCGTCACTGCCTGCCACTTGGCTAACAAATGCGCAGGGGGAGCGTTACCCCCGCTTCAGGGCGAAGACGCAAGGAGAGACCGGTGTCTGATAAAATGAAAGTCGTTGAACTCAGCGAGGAAAAAGAAAAGAAAATGGCGGGCCAGTTACCCCGCCCCTGTTCGTATCATATTTTGGTGGCGATGCCTGAGAAGGAAGAAAAGACTGACGGTGGAATTTATCTTACGGAAAGTTTGCGGGACCGTGAAGAGACGGCAAGCATTACGGCCTACGTCATGGCGCTTGGTCCTGACTGTTACGCGCAGACCCCTCAAAGGAAATTCCCCAGCGGAGCTTATTGCAAGGAGGGTGACTGGATTGTTATGAGGGCTTATTCTGGAACCCGGCTTGAAATCCATGGTAAGCAGTTTAGGATCATTACCGACGATGTGCCGCAGGCGATTGTCGATGATCCGAGAGGGGTGATGCGGGCATGAGCATCCAACCGGAAGAGAACGAAAACTTACAGGATGAACTTTTTACGGAGGAGAGGTCTGGAAACTTTACCGACCCCGTAGATGTTTTGTCTGAGGGCGGTCGCGACATAGAGGTTTCTGTGGTTGACGACACTCCCGAAGAGGATCGCAATCGTCCTCCGAGAGGGGACGTGGAAGAACAGGAAGACGATGATATTCCAGGCATGTCCGAGCGCGTTAAGTCACGCATGGACACACTGCGTTATGAATTTCATAATGAGCGCCGAAATAAAGAAACGGCCCAGAGGGAAAATACTGAGGCCGTTCGTTATGCGCAGAATGTGCAGACGGAAAACCAGACTTTAAGGGAAGAGTTATCAAAAAACAGAAGGCTGTTGTACGATCAAGTTTCCGAGAAGAACGATTTTGAGCTTGATGCTGCCAAGGCAAGGTTCAAGGACGCATATGAGACCGGAGACGCCGACGCCATTGCCGATGCGCAGTCAGAGGTTTCGCGTCTGCATGCGGAGCGCTCACATTATAATGTGGCAGTGCCCGATGCCTACAATGAACAGCCAGCACAGCAAGCGGTTCCAGATCAGGCTCCAGAGAGGCAGCATGTGGAGCCTCCTGATCCGAAGTCCGTTTCTTGGTTGCAAAGAAACCCCTGGTTTCAAAGACCCGGCTATGAGCAATTGACGGGCCTTGCCATGGGTGTGCATGAACAGCTTGTCAAACAAGGGTATGATCCCCGTGTCCATGATGAGTATTACCAAACAATAGACAGGGCGCTTAGAGATAAGTTCCCAGAAAGTTTTGAGAAGGAAACATCCCCTGGAACGGGAACTCCGACTTCTCGAAAGACCCCGGTGGTCGCCCCCTCAAGTCGTGGTGGGAGAAAGCCGAGCAAAGTGGAGTTATCTTCCTCTCAGGTTCGCCTCGCCAGCAAACTTGGGATAACGCCGGAACAATATGCGGCACAGG